TCGACTAACATATATTTTATCCTCCTCGATCATTAGGTAAAGCAGGGCGAGGGTGAGGCAACCCCCACCCTGCCATCCGGTAATTAGCCGGACTGTGTTTATAAATTAAAGACCATACTCGGAAGCTCTGTACAGCAAGTTTCCGTACACGGTCCCCACTGCCGGAGTTGTCGCAGCCGCTACTACTTTGGCTGCAATGATCCTGTCATCATCCTCATCCACGTCTATGCTGTCCAGGAAGGAAATGAGGTCTGCCCTTGCAACACCCCCAGCCTGTGCCACGGTTTCCGCGGTCATAAAGTTGGAGTTTGCGACGATATCATCTTCGTCGTCGTTGAGGATGCCTACCGTCAGGGTGATAGCCGGAGTTGCGCTTGAATCCTCCAGATCATCTGTCGCCAGCATGAAGTCCACCGGCATGCAGCCGGCCGGAAGGATCGCCAGACCTATAAGATCGTCTGCCGCCAATAAAGCGGAGACTTCATACTGTCCCGCACTCACATAGACCTCACCCGCGGAGTGTGGAGATGCGGGCGGCCTGCCTGATTTTACGTTTTCGCTTTCTTTGTAACTCATGCTCTTGTCCTCCTTATCTATTTTTTGTTGTGCCCGCTCTCACTTAGGGTTTCGTGGCCGCTGTGTCGATTGCCATAATCCCGTAATCGAGACCGTTAAAAGTGACCTTCTTCATGCCAAGGATAGACGACGTGCTGATGATAAGCTGGTTGCCGTTATCCCTGGTCTCTTCGTGCCAACCGAACCGGAGTCCGGTACCAGGTGAACCAAACGCTACCACCATGGCCTGCTCACCGAGGAACAGCGAACGAGTGGCTTCTACAGCTCCACCAGCACCATAATCGGTAAACCGGATGCAGGCCTTGTGCTGCTGAAGGACTACGCCGTTGTGCATACCGAGGGATCCGGTGAATATCGGGCTTTTGCGACCTTCCGCAGCCGCAGCCGCTTTCTGCATAGCCAGCCAGCCGGTAGATCCGGTATCCTGCCGCAGCTCATAGACCTGATACCCGTCACCGACCCAAACGTAATGCTCTTCGCCATTGATCTTGATCGGCTGGATCTGCGGTATCACCTGCGTGCCACCACCCATCATCTGAGCATAAGCAACCGCTTTGTCGATCAGGCTGACGGTCATCTTGTTGGTCGCTTCCACGTCCCTCTTGGCCGTACCATTCGCAAAAATGATATGGTTGCTGTCCGGGGAGGTGAACGAGTTTCCGGCAAATCCGGTATAGGATGTGGGGTATACATACTCCGTGTTGGTTCCACGGGCGCCTGACGCATACATGAAGCACAGCTCGTCGAATACCCGTGCCCACCACTCAGACTGACGCTTTCGGGCGACATCTCTGAGTTTGTGAATGGTTCTTTTCCGGGTCATTTTACCGCCGGAGTTGACACCGCCCCTCATCTGATCGATGTAGACGGAATCGCTGTAGAACTGGAGTGCTTCTTCCTTGTTCTCAAGGATGGCGTCTCCTTCTACCGGTTGCATGGTAAGCTGCATGGACAGGTCGAACGAGATGTTCTCGCCTGCGTCGCTTTCCAACTCTGTTAATCTCTGAAGGGGCATGGATGCGGCTTCACCGTCACCCATTAACTTTCTTCCCCAATAACTCTTGCGCGGCGTATCGACAGCCAGGAACGCTGAATATTTTTTGACCGCCTTTGCATCGCCAACACCAATAATAGTTTGACTCATGATTCCTTCCTCCTTCTTGGTTTTTTTGTTACTCCTGTTATGTCCTCTTTCCGGCTGTCGATTTGAACCAGTTGGCTATAATTGAACCATTGGACATTAAAAAAGGCCACTGCCGGGGATTAACCCGATAATGGCCTTTGCTCTCGTATGTTGATTGAGAATTAAGCTATATGTATGTACTTCTTATTTCTTTAGCAGTCCCTCCAGCTTCTTCTTTCCTGCTGTTATCAATTTAAGGGCTTCAATGATCTCCTTATCCCTGGACTCTTCCGGCGTTTCGTGTCTTACAATTAGTCCACCTGAGCTGCATTGTCCCAAGCCAACCGTAAGAGTGGAAACTTCACAGCATTTCTGATGAGTCACTTGTTCTTCCCTTTCCTTGTCTGCTTAGGCTTCGCACAGCCTCCCCGGCCTGCGTTCTGACCGGTGCCACCACCCGTTCCATTCCTTACTGGTTTTCCTTTTTTAGCCATTTGCCTTCTCCTTCATAAGTTTAATTATCTTACCCCACCATCCGCCTATCTCTTCTTTGAAAAGAGAGCCCCAATACACCACACACCTATCGCCTTTTGCGACCTTAAAGTATTGTGGACTATGCCCTCCGGCTTCAGACGCTTCAATCTGGTCTGCAAGCAGCCGAAGGCTTTCTACCTGAACAGGCCACCACTTCTCGTCGTTAACCTCGTCATTCTCTATTATTATAACCATTTTTCTTGCAACCTTAGCCATTGCGTGTCTCCTCCCCACATCCCGCAGAGCACTCGAACTGACCGGCAGCCGTGGCGGTGGTATTTTGTCTTTAATGTCGTGGCCTCCATACAGACCTGGCCAAGCCTCAGAATGTAAATGGTAGGCCTTTATGGACCTGGAGGGATTGGAAATAAGATATCCGGCCCTCATGATCTCGTAAGCGATTCTTCCGTCGCAGCCAAGATGCCCCAGCTCAAAGTCGCTATAAATACCTTGCGGCACACCCTTGAAGATCCAGGCGTCCTGACTCCACGAATGTTTCAGGAATACAGGGCCATTGGGTGTGATGTCCCATCGGGTAAGTACATAACTCTCAGCCGCTTTCATCCTTGCCAGGCACTCCAAACTCTCGTCAAAGAAGATGTCGGAATTTGCAAGTATGTTTATATCATCCGGGTATTGCTCCATAAGCTTAAACCCGTCGTTATATCTGATCCTGGCCCCGATATACTCTCTCTCTATCTTCGGGTGAAGCGGGTGTGTCGGTATCTCAGCGCAATCGACGATCAAGTGGACTGCACTGATAAGGGGATTTGCAAGATTGTGCGCCAGACAAATAAGATTGTCGTTATCCCTTACGTCAGATCCCGTGCTGTACCAGCTTGTGAATAGCCGTATTCCCATCTAATCATCCTCCGAATAAATATACATGCCCCATTCCTCAAATCAGGGAAGTCGTGTAGCAACTCCCAGTTTGGATCTTTCACCAATTCGTGAAACACTTGATTGGTCTTAAAGTCCTTATGGTAGTCGTCCAGGAAGAAGCACTTGACCCTGGGCTCCAGCAGATTAAACTCGCTGTATCCGGTAAAGGAGCCGCCGTCTATCAGGACAGAATCAAATCTGCCCCTGTAGACCTCCAGAAACCCTTGCTTAAACCTGCCAATGCTTTTCTGGTCAGACTGATACCATTCATAAACCAGCTCCCGGGGGAAACACTGCTTGTCTATCTTATTGTAAGGTGACTCCCACACATCGGCGTCAAAGTCCTTCACAAGCCACTGGGCGTTACTAATGCTGCTCATCCCCACCGGTACTGCAAAGTCATGCTCTTTCACCCTTTCGCACAGCGCCTTGAGCCTGTCGTCGTTGGTCTCAAGACAGTAGAGTACCCGTGGATCTTTGAGCCGGATCATCCCCTCAATAAAGCACTGAGTAGAACCGGACCCGTCCCAGGCGCCTATCTCCAGATTGACCCTGAAGTTATATCGTTCCACCGTCTCGGCTATTGCTCGTCCGAACGGATCTTTTAGAGTTATCTCACCCATTTGACTTCATCCTGTAAATCATTGTCTTTGTTTGGCCCCAGTGGCCCTCGATGAGCCTGCTTATCGGCTGGGGGAACTCCGTCTCTGCCTGCAGCTCTCTCCAATGCTGCAATATATTCTCATGGCCGGTGTACCAATCGTTCTTGAACTGGACATCCTTCTCATAATAATAGGCGTAATGCTCAAACCTCTGGAAGAGCAGGATTGTCTTCCCGTTGCCATCTTGCAGCTCAGGTGGTTCGTGAGAGAAAAAGGTGTCTTTTCTCCAGTCCCAAAGCCTGCGGATCGGGTGTGCAAGCCCTTCTCCCCATTCTCCGACGGCCATCAAATCTTTTCCCACATAGCAGTTACAGAGAAACGTCCCTGTCTTCGCGCCCTGTGCTACCAGCTCCTTTTCGGCCGCCTCAATCTCCGCCTTGGTCCATTGCTCGTCTGCATCGATCTCCCACACAAACGCATGATCTGTGAGACTGTTGATCACAGCAGCGGCCGCATTCACCATCTTGGTCTTTGACTGCCACGGTCCAGAAGGCAAAATATGTATGAGGTTCTTATGCCTGGCTTTCAGCTCTTGCAGGTACTCTGTTGTGCCATCGATCGAGCTTCCGTCTTCATTGCTATAGTGCGCTGGCACTCCGGTCTTACACCAGCTTGTATCTCCGTTGCTCTCGCTTGCACCTTCCACGACAACCCAATAGTCAAAGGTGTCCAGAAGGAACTCGGCATAATTGTTATGCTTCAGGTGGTGTAACCCGTTTAATATTATGGTAAAGGCGATCCTCATGCTGTCGGCCTCACTATGTTCCAGTTGTTGGTCAGGATGGTTTTTGCCCATTGCCGGTTACTCAAGTGGTCGTAATAGAACTTAGTTTTTGAAGCGCAATCCGGGATAACATCAATGAGGTTGCATAACGAGCTGTCTATGCAGTGTATCTCACGCGCGTGAAGAATGACCTGATACCAGTCGAAGATGTTATAATCGTCAATCGGCTCGAACAACACCTTGTCTGCTATATCCATGGGGATATTGACCCTCGTGCCCGACCGTTCGTGACACAAGACATAGTCAGCGCCATGCTTGGCTACAATCAGCTTATAGAGAGCATCTTCTCTATCCTGCAGTCGTGTCCACCCGATCCCCCACCTTTCGGCCACCGGGACGTCGGCCAGATAGTACTTGGCGTTAATGAAGCTCTGCCAAGTGAGTCTCGTCCTCGTCCACCATTCGTCAACACTGGTGCCCCTGATAATTCCAAAGCTGAGGTCGATGACCTGGTCATATACGCCTTGATGGCTCTCAACCGGGGTACAATAGTCGATGTTTCTAAACAGTCCGTGGAACTTCCTGGGACATAGCCAATCAACCGTACTGCCCTGCCTGAAATACCAGTATGCTATCGGCAGGCAGATAACGATATCTCCGAACTGCCCGGGCTGATGTATGAGTATTCTTTTATTCATCCCTGCAACCCCAATTCTGCGATCTTCTCTATGATGAACCTCGGGTCTACAATATGCACGTCCTTGCTATACTCTAACGACAAGAACCCCTCTTTGTCCGAATAGTCTTTATAGACATCGAAGCATGTAAACCCTTCCAGCTTGCACATTTCTTTGATCTCGTGGTTCATACATTCGTGATATTTCTTCCGGGTCTCGTCGCTCCCCATGTATGGATACTCGAGGTCTTCCTGCGTCTCGTGGCTTGGCGGTGTTACCATGCAAATACAGGTCGTTACACCTAACGCAGCGTAATGCTGCTCGATCATCCGGTTCACTGTCCTTGCATAGCTTTTAACCAGCCCTTGAATCATCTGCCGGTATGAATCATCCTCGTCGAATTTAGATATCTGGCAGCGACAATCAATTTTCCCCAGGCAATAAATAACAGCGTCACCATCCTTGAGGTCGATCTGCTTAAACGCCAGGACATCATAGGCATCGTTCCCGAAAGCGTATAAGGTCAGTGGTCCCAGCCAGCCCGGCACAACACCGGGGATCTCTCCCCATCCTACAACCGCGTGGCTATCTCCGAAGGTATAGATCATCTACCCATAACCTCCCTGTAAAGCGCCTTGATCGTCGGTATCTGGCTCTCCATGGTAAACTCACCCCTTACCTCCAACACCTTCTTCCGGTACTTCTCATTGTCCCCGTATATCTCCGGGATGTCATCCATCGAGTTCACTACAACCCCAATGCCAGTCTGCATCACAAACTCGGCACATTCATCAGCGTTGAGAACGATGATAGGAATACCGGCAGCCATGTATTCGAACAGCTTATTCGGGATAGTGGCGTCATATTGACTGCACGGCTCTACACAACCCACCAGGCCCCAGTCATGCCGGGTCAGCTCTCGGAGCATCAGGTTGTAGGGCAACCGACTGATATAAACGGCACCCGACACCAGGTACTCATACATATACCGGTTGTTCGATGAGTAGATCGTGAATGGTATCCTTGCCTTTGTCAGACTCACAGCAAGCGGCCGGTAGTCCAGATAGGCGAAGGGACCCGGATCAGGAACACCAGCTGGGAACGCAAGTACGCCGCCCTCATAAGCAATACCTCCGGTCCTTGGCATTTCCCCATCAATAAACATCGACTCAAGACACATGCTCTGCACAACTGCCCGTGGCTTGTCCTCCTGGATCCTGTGATAATCCTCTGCGATTTGCATGCACGCCTGTGACGGGAAGATGTACGCATCAGCTACCTTCATAGCCAGATCCTCATCCGGTGTGGATTGTCCGGTACGGATACAGCCCAGGTCGTGACAGTCATAGACCAGCGGTATCTCCGGCCTTATCGACTTGGCCCGGTGTACTATCCAGTCCGGTTCATTGTGGACATGCATCAAATTCATATCCAGATTGCGGAGCTTTGCTTCGAAGGTCTCCCCTGAGTTGAACTTGGTCACTGAAGACAGATGTGCTTCCATCTCCGGACTCGCTATCTTCCGGGTGAAGAAATCAATAGGGACATCTGCGTTCATCAGCGCCAGGCCTTCCTTTACCATTCTGATACATCCATGATCTGATATTGATAATACGCCCAAAACAGCCTCCTTATTTCTTTTTGTCCATCGGTTTCCGGAAGTTTGCGACCTCGCGTGTCGCTTCGGCCTTCTCTTCCTGCTCCTTGGCCATTGCCACCGCTCGTTTACGGGCAGCGGCCAGGCGTTTCGGATCATCCTCGATGATCTTAGCTTCTGCTAAGGTTCTGACATCGTCCTCTTCTCTCCATCGTCGGTCTTCCGCTGTTAGCTTCATGCCCTTTGTTCCCCCTGTAGGCACTTCTTGTATTTGTGCCATGGCCTTACTTTTCCTTTGCATATGCTGCCATATCTGCTTCGGACATCTTACCCATTGCTTCTTCCAGGGCCGCACCTTCCAGTTTATCAAGGTAGGCAAACTTTCCAGCAGAAGAGATATTCTCCTCAGCGGCTCCAACATCCTTCAATGTGAGGGGCGCCTTCCCCTTTGCCTTATCTGCTGCTATCTTTTTGGCTGCTGCAACAAGCCGAATCTTCTGAGCTTCCGGCGTTTCTCCCTTGTTTCGCAGGGGGATCAGATAGGATATCTCCTTATATGCTTTCTTCAGGATATCGTAGTTCCCCATTGTTGCTCCGTCTTCACTCTGCAATATGGTGTTGACCTCTTCAGCAAACAGTTTCCGGATTCTCTCGTCATTGCCAACTTCGGGATGTATGCCTAAGTAATGTTCCTGTGCCCCCACCCATTGAGTCTGTACTGCGCTTTGCTGCATACCGTCAGACACTTTCATCGTGACTTCGAGCGTGGTCTGCTCCTTTTCCAGAACCTTCTCCTCGGCATAGACCGCCTCTTTTAAGGTGTCGTACTCGTCAACATCGATTTTTCCCTCGTCATATTGAGTTTTAATGTCAGCCAGCTTCCCATGTACCGCCTTGACCTCTTCGGTTATCTCAACAATCCGGGCTTGTGCCGTCTCTTTGTCTACCAGGGGAACTGCCTTAACAGTCGTGGAAACGTCGATTACCTCCTCTTCGTCCTCGTCCTGAACTCCCCCTTTGTCCTTATCTGCCTCTTTGGTGGCATCTGCCTCAATCTTGACGCCCTTATCGTCAACCTCTTTAGCAGCAGCAGCCTCTTTTTCTGCGCCAGCATCGCCTTCATCAACCTCTCCAGGCTTTCCAGCGTCTCCAGCCTCTCCCTTGTTGGTGTCGTCAACACTCCCTTTATCATCGGTCTCAAGAAGTCCCTCCTTTTCTTCTTCGCTCAGTCCTGCCAATTCCTCATCAGTGTATTCCATTCTTATTTTCCTCCCTTCGGTGTTTTCTCTGTTTTCATTGTCTGCCTCTCCCCAACCTCGATCTGGTTCAGGGTCTTCGCCTTCTCTATCTGGATCTTGTCTTTACTATCTCCAATCTCTCCCTCGGTCTTGGCCGTCTCTGCCCTGACCTGATCAATCTGCGCTATTGTTTTCTGAGCTTCGGCTTCGGTCTTATCGATGATGGCCTCTTCTTTCTCGAGCAGAAGTTCCTGTGCTGCGTCTGCGATCCTCTTCTTCTTGTCTTCCTCTTCCTGCTGTGCCTTTAGCCTGGCTTGGTTCTCTGGATCATTCGGGTCTGCGTTCGGGTCTTCCTGTCCATTCATGCCCCTGATACGCTGTACCATCTCTTTGCTGAGGCTTTCCGGTATGTCATGAAGCTCTACAATCAAATCCAAGAGGTTAAAAACTACCTCTGGCGGGAGTTTGCCGGCCAAATCAAGCACAGATTCCACCATTGCCTGTCTCAAGGTGGCATTGTAGGCCTGCGTATCAACCACAAAGTCGGCCTTACGCGCCGTTATGTCGTTTATGTTCCCATCCTTGTCAGGGGCATTGACTGTCATAAACTCCTGCTGCCCTCTGTCCCCGGTTATACGGAACGTCTTTTCATCAGGCATAAACTGTTCGATCAACGACAACTCAATCTCTCCGGCCATCTGCACGCCAAATCGGTGATTGTCGAATACCTCCGCTCCTATTACATGGCCTTGGTCCTGCCGTGCCTGTATCGCTCTCCCTGATGTTGCATTGGTCTCTCGCCCCATGTTCTCGTCGGTAACACCACCAACCTTCTGAATAGCAGCAGCGTCTTGCTCCATGAGCATAACGTGTTCTTTTGCAAGTCCAACGTGTTCATCAAAGATGACGCTCGACCCTCGCTTCTTCCTGATAATGCCATCGGGCCGGTGAGCTTCGTCGTAGAAATTATCCCAATCATCCGTAGCGTCATTATCAGCAATAATCCTCTCGCTTGACAGGAGATGCAGCGCCCTTGATCTGCGCTTGTTGAGATCGTCCTGGAGACTAATGAGATTGCGCACAGCTCCATACGGTTCATTTGTGCGTTTCTTCCGATATGCCCACAAGGGAACAAAGGGGAACCGGTTATGGTTGTAGGGAGATTCCGCATCCTGCAAAGGATAAGGCATCCCTTCCGCCCACATCATGCACCTGACAGTCATAAGCAGCGCATCGTAAGTAGACGCATATTCCTTTTCCACCATGTCTGCCATGGGACCGTTCTCAGCGTCATACGGGGTATTGTTGAGCGTTCCGAGGTCTTTTCCGCCCCGGATCATCGTTTTCTTGGCCGGGATTTTATACCAGCACTCTACGAGCCGGATACGGGATCGTTTTGATGTGTGGTAAGTAGCATCATCGTTGTCGCCGTCTCCGCCTTCATTTTCAATCGTTATTTCACTTTCATCTATACCCACTTCCGTATAATCGGTGTACGTCTTTGCAGTCATGGCCGCGGCCTTGAGTGCCGCTGCGTGTTCGGGATACATTGCTATTGCTATATCAAGATCAACTATCTTGGACCTGATCTCAAACCGAGCGTCAGACAAGTCCATCTCAACCGAAAGCGGGTCGTACCACATGCTCCGCCAATCTTCGTATCGGTAATAGGTTGGTTCATCTTCTTCGTCTCCGCGTACTCCCAGCTCGAGCCATCCCAAACCGGAGATAACCTCATCCTTAAACCCCCGTGACCGTGCGAATGGCGCCCGGTTGACATCAGAGTTATATTTCATCAACTGTGTTTTAGCTTCGGCGCCCTTGGTATCGTCCTGAGCCCGAGGAAGGACACTATAATCAATCCTGGTGCGCTTCTCGGTACCAACAGTCCAATCTATGGCCGGCTTAATCCTGTTATCGGTTATTGCCTTTTGCCCGCGAAGCTCCAAAGTCTCTTCATCGTCCGGATCCCACTGGTCGCCATCGTAATTGTCGTGGTCTTTGAGTCGCAGGAGCCTTGATGCACGCTGTCCCGACTTGGCTTCGCGCCACCATTCTTTACACCTGCGGAGTTGAGCAATAGCCTTGGCGCCTTTAAGGGGATCATCCTCTTTCAGCTTGGCTTCTGGATCCACTCCCATGTCTTTGGTGATCTCGTCGTCAGTCGGCCCTTTCTCATGCTTGCCTTCGACGCTATCCCATGCGCTTGTTGCTGTATCCATCGTGTCCACCCTATAGAATTATCAGGCCGCTTTCCGTAAGCTCCGCGCTTCTGCGTTGCCCGTTGATTATAATCTCCGCCTCGCCCACTATCAGACTGTCCGCTTTACTCTTGCTGTCTGGTACTGCATCCATCATCTCTACAATACCGTCCTGTATTACTTCTGCCAGCTCTGCCAGTTGTCGAGTATTCGGGATCCCCAGGTCGAACAGGTCCCACACCTGAAGGCAAATCCCCATCATAAACTGCGCGAAGTCCGGGTTATGCTCTTTGGTGTATCTCCAAAGGTTCTTTTCCTGGATAACAAACCGTTTACGTCTGTTAGATGTCCGGACGTTCTTCGGAGCCAGGACCAAGACTACCTGCTCGTCTCCATCGATCTCCATCAAATCCAAGTATTTTATGACTTGCCCTTTTGCCATCAGTCTCTCCTTAATTCAGATAATCCCGCCAACTGCGTGCCTCTGGATGAGCATTGAGGTATTCCAACTCCGTCTTGATCTCAAACTTATGGTTGCTTACAAACCTTAAAGTCCCGGAAGTCACCAGCCTCCGTGGGCTTAGTACCGGCTTTCCCCCGACAGATCTGAACGTAATCCCCTGTGCGTTCAATACTCTGCGTGCTGATATTGGTGTAATCATCTTATATCGCCATTGCCGATTTCGGCCTGTTCTTGAATCCTGTTGACCCTGTACCAACATTGGGAAGATACCCGCGTGCTCCCGTTCGCAGGCTGTCTGCACCATGAGAGGCGTAATTATGTAAAGGCAACTGCCTAAAGCCTGCCAGCTTCTCGTCCCATTCCCTTTGATACCCATCCAGACAAGTAATAAGCTGGGCACAATTCTCCTCGTCTATCCATGTTGTAGCCAGAAAGCGCCGAGTCTCGTCAATCCCCTCCATCAGGTCGCCACGTTTGACCACCATTGTTTTGGAACCAGGCATCAGTGATTGAAAGACCTCCAGCCGTGATTTGCCGTCTTCCCTGGAATAATCATGCACATTCATGTCATGCGGGAAGAAGTGCGTGCCGTAAACATAGCCCTTCTCCTGCAGCACCTTAACGTAATGGCCCATGGATTCGTTGAAATCCTCGTGATAATCTATCAGCCTGTTCTGCAAGCCAACCCTCTGATGAAATATAATCGCGTTCTCGTCGCCCCGCCCCAGATCCCAAAACGTATTGACGGGGATGTCCATCTCCATCGGGATGATGCCAATCCTCTTTTGCTCCCGCATCCGGGTCATCTCACGGGCGTAATAAGCACCCTTGAGAGCTACATGGAACGGTTCATCCGGTGTCGATGGAAACTCCCGGAGCATCTTATCGCCCTGCTGCCGAGACTTGAGAGCGTACCAGGCACGCTGATTAAGAGTAAACTTCTTGTCAACCTCGCCTTCAATCCGGTCCAGGTACTCCCTTTCTTCTGAAGTAAATGTCACTAAAGTAGTATCGTGGTCAGTCAGGGTATTCTTAGGGTCTTGGAACCACGGGATGAAGAGGAACTTGTAATCCATCTGTGTCAGCTCCCGTCCTTCCTTCTCTATGTTCCTTGCGGTTTCACACATATCGTAAAAATCCCCATGTGCCCCTTCTGCTGTACTTTCTATCCAAACGATCTCCCCGCCATGGATGGCATTAAGAGAGCCCGTAATGATCTCTGTTGCCTTGTCGGGAAAGTTTGCGCATATCTTACCGAACTCGGAGACATGGAGCCTCTGAATGGTTGCCGAGCGCATAGACACCCCAACGAAAATGGACGAACCGTTAGTAAATGCCAGCTCTGTTTTGCTGTCTGTCGTAAGTGCCGCCTTCTGCTTGATATAGTCAGGTAGGTTTTTGTAGGGATATTGGATCTTCCGTTTGAAGATCTTTGACGCATCATCTTTATTATGGCCGATGATCCCCGCTTCCAACGTATCTGTAAAAACACAATCATCGAGGTAGCAGATATCGATCCATGTCGTGCCACCGAACTGCCGGGCCTTGAGAAGAAGATTGAGATACCATTGATTATTCCAGAGCCAGCGCTGGTTATAGTTGCATTGAAACCGGACCTTCTGTCCATGTTCGTCAACAATCCAGTACAGGTGATTGATACGCCACCATTTCGAGTGCATAAATTGAGCATACTGGTTTGGATCATGCGGTATATCCGGGTTATGGAAAGCCATAAGGTCATCAGTGGATAGCAATAAATCATCTTCACGTTCCTCTTTGGGCAAATCATTCTCCATCTTCCGGTGCCATATCGTTGTGGTTCCACAATGTACCTGGCTTGTAGCCTGCCGCTATGTCTGCCATGATCTTTCCGAAATCGACCATGCCCTCTTGATTCCCGCCCTTGCCGACGTCCTCAGTCTTATCTGTAATCAGCCCGTAATGACGCATCAGGAGTTCCAGAGCCTTGAGTTTGGGGGAGAGTTTGAACTTGACGCTGCTGCCGGCCAGGGTGACACTCTCTGAGACCTCATCGATCGCGGCTTCTATCTCCGGAGTCATGTCATCTGATGATTTCAGGATGACTCCCCCGGGACTGAAGGTCAGATAGTTTGACATACGAGAAAATGCTATAAAAGAGAGTTCTTCACGGATCTTGTCAACTAATTCTCCGCTGGCTTCCCTGGCTATTTTCTCACGATTCGAAAGCTCTTGGGCTATCATAACATTTGATAACAACCTTGCGGCTGCTGCCTGTGCTGTTGCCCTCTTCTTAACCCTTGGATATACTTGAAGATAAGCTTCTGTTCCGTTGAAGTTTAACTCAAGATACTTATCGACGAACAATAGCATCTTCGCTGTCAACTTCTTAGGCTTGCTCTTCTTCTTCGATTTTGTCACCGGCTTTCCTTCCCTTTGTCTTTTTCTTCGGCGCCTCGGGATCCATAATCCCCTCAAACGACACAAGCGCCGTTACCCTCCGGTTCGCCAGTATCGCCATTTGTGCTATGTCTGTTTCCTTTGATTCAAAACAATCCAGCTCAACACGAAAGCCGCCTGCAGATTTTAACGTCTTGCATCCGACCACCTGGGCCGTTATCTGGACATCCTCACTCATTCTCACCTACCCAGTGCTGAGTTTTACGGCGACTCCCAATAGAGCTATTCCCATCGGGACCACGATAAACCACAACCATTTGACCTGTTCTTTCGGACATTGAGCTATATGCGGCACCATGAAGTCATCCCACTTACCCCACAGGGTAGTGGCATTCTTCTCAAGTTGCTTGAGTCTCTCGTCCTGCACCGCTATGGTGTTAATTGCTTCCACAATCGCGTCCAGCTTCTGTTCAATTTTGTCTAAT